AATCTTTTAGAAATTGCTACCTGTGATGGTGTGAGCTTCACAGTTTTTCTGCGTCCCTTTCCGGCCGGACGTTTTGCGCTTGCTACATTTTGAACTGGTTGTTCTTTTGTAGGTTGCTCCACATTACCAAATTTGTGTGGGAATTCAAGTCTAATTCGTTTATCCACCTCAGAATAATATTCATCTGACTGTGGGTCAAACCCTTCATCTTCTACAAGTTGTCTGTGAATGTCAAATGCCGTGTATGTCATGGCATTATCTGTACCAAACCAAGAGTTTTTTGTAGCCCAGTCCTGCGCTTTTGGATCAATTTGTTGTTGAGCCTGTGCAATAGGATCTTGTGGTTGAGGCACAATTTGTTCTTTTTGTGTCTCAATTTGTTGGGTTCTTTGCTCTTGAGCTTGTTTTAAGTTGTTGAGCCTTGCCTCTTCCATAGCCATTTGAGCTATGGCTTTTTGTGCTTCAACCTGTCCCTCTATGTCCTGCGCTTCAATAGCTTGTTTGTAAGCTATTTTAGCTGCATTCATTCCAGTGGTAACTTTTGATTCTAGCTCTTTTGTATAACTATCACCAAGGTTGTCGTTTCTAGCTTTTAACTTGTCAGCGTCTGACTTCATTTTTTCAGCGTATTGAATAGCCTCTTCTTTTTGCCTTTCGGCTTCACGCATTTTACGTGTTAATTTAGCTATTCTTTTTTGTACGCCTTCGCTGTAGTCATCTAGCTCTTTTTTCTGTTCGCTAGCTTGAACATCAGGCTGCTCATCAGATTTCTCAGATGCGTCAGCGGGCTGATTACTGTCTTCACTAATTTGCTCAACTTCTATTTTCTCCTCT